CGCGCGCTCGCGCTCGAACACGCTCAAGCTCGAGGACCGCGCCGACGGCTTGCACTACAGCGCGACGCTGCCCGAGACCACGCTCGGCAACGATGTCCGCGAGCTCATGCAGCGCGGCGACCTCAGCGGCGAGATGTCCTTCGGCTTCTATGTCACCAAGGACAGTTGGAACGCCAGGCGCAGCGAGCGCACGGTCGAGAAAGCCACGCTCGTCGAGATCAGCGTCGTCGTGGACGCCGCCTATCCCCAGACCAGTTCGAGCCTGCGTCGCGTTGACGCGGCTGCCATGAACGCCGCGCGCGCGCGGCTCGCACTACACACAGAACGGATGAAGCAATGGACGACCTGACCAAGATGCAGAACACGGTTCACGAGTACCGCAAGGCGCTCGAGAAGTTTGCCGACCGCACCGACTCCGAGACGCACGAGATCGTCAAGCGCGGCTCTGGCGAGGAGCGCGAGAAGATCGCGAAGATCGACGCCGACCTCGACGCCGCGGAGAAGCTCGCGCAGATCCGCTCGCAGCAGAAGCGCATCGCCGAGCTGGAGTCGCGCGCCGAGTTCGAGACGCGCGCGCCGCGCGCCACGAGCGGCCCCGACTCCAAGGAGTACTCGCAGCGCTGGATCAACGCGCTCGTCAGCGGCAACCCCATGGAGATGCGCGCGCTGTCGCTCAGCTCCAGCGGCGCGGCGATCCCCACCGACATGGAGCGCAGGATCGTCGAGCGCATGCGCCAGGCGAGCGTTCTCCGCGCGCTCTGCACGATCGTGCCGATCGACTCGAAGCGCACGATCACCGTCGAGAACGCGCTCCCGACCACGGCGCTCGTCACCGAAGGCGGCTCGATCAGCGCCTCCGACCCGTCGTTCTCGACGGCAATCAGCGTGGTGCCGTACAAGTTCGCGACCCGCGTGACGATGAGCCAGGAGTTCATCGAGGACGCGATCGGCCAGGGCGGCATCGGCGGCGGCCTCAACTATGTCGCCGACAAGTGCGCCATGTCGATCGCGCTCTCGCAGGAGGAGTACCTGACGATCGGCAGCGGCAGCTCGCAGCCCGAGGGCATCGAGACGGCGTCGATCACCCAGATCGAGAACATCGGCGCCGGCGGCGCGGGCAACGCGGCGGACGACGACCTCACCGGCGACATGCTCATCAACTGCGTCCACCGCATTCCGCCGCAGTACCGCAGCGGACCGCGCTTCAGCTGGGTCATGCACGACACGCTGATCAAGCACATCCGCAAGATCAAGGTCAACACCACGGACTATGTGTGGAAGCTGAACGAGACCGGCGGCCTTACGGACGGCGCGCCCGGCACCATCTACGGCATCCCCTACCGCCTCAACGCATACATCAATCAGTCGTCCAGCGTGACCAACGGCGAAGTCGTCGCGGTCGTCGGCAACTTCACCTACATGGAGCTCTTCGAGCGCACGGGCGTCACCTCGCTGCTCGACCCGTACTCGTCTGCCTCCACGCACCAGAGCAATCTCTACCTCTACAACCGCTGGGACAGCCACATCATGCTGCCCGAGGCTTTCGCCTCGATCACGGTCTGATCCTTTCTTGCTCGCGGGCGACCGGCGCGAAAGCGCCGGAAGCCCTTTATGACGGTACCCTTGAGCACGATCAAGTCGGCCCTCAAGGTCGACTACGACGACGACGACAAGGACCTCGTGCGCCTGCGCGAGGCGGCGATCTCGTTGATCGAGCGCCGCGCGCTGATCATCCTCGGTCCGTCGACCGAGACGCTCTACCTCGCGCGGTTCGAGAAGACGCTCATCCCGGCCTTTCCGTTCGTCTCGCTTGCCACGGTCCAGTACTACAACGAGGCGAATGTGCTGACGACCATGCCGGCGACGGACTACTGGATCGACCGATCCGAAGGCTCCATCCCCGTGCTTCGGTTCATCCAGCAGCCTGGCATCTACGAAGGCACCAACATCGCGGTCACCTACACGGCGGGCTACTCGGTCATCCCGAACGAGGTCGTCCACGCCGTGATCGCGCTCGTCGGCCACTGGTACAACAACCCCGAGGCCGCGCAGCCGGTCGCGCTCTCGACCGTCCCTGTCTCGCTCGGCTACATCCTCGACCACATCTCGACGAGGAGCCACATCCGATGATCTCCGCCGGCCGCCTGCGCCACGCCGCCACGGTCAAGCGCGCGTCCACGAGCGTCGACTCGCTTGGCCGCCGCTCGACGACCTACACGACGGCGGGCACCGTCCGCGTCGACATGCGGCAGTCGCCCGGCACCGAACAGGTGTACGCCGACGGCGTCGCGGTCGTCGCCCAGGCCGAGGTTCGCTGCCGGTGGCCCGACATCGACCGCCTGTCAATCACGGCCGTCGACCGCCTTGAGTGCCGCGGGAAGACGCTTCGGATCGTCAGCATCCAGAACCTCGACAACCGCGACCGCGTCGCCGTCATCGAAGCGATGGAGGTCGCTTGATCGAGGCGTCCGTCATCACCTGGCTCTCGGGCGGCACGGCCGCCGGCACCCGCGTCTACACGGGCGCGCGCATGCAGGAGACCGCGCTGCCGGCGCTCGTCGTTTCGGTAACGCAGTCGGCCGCGGCGTCGATCGGCGCGTCCCCGCTGGTGCGCCACACGGTCACGGTGACGGCCGTCGCCGAGACCATGGCGTCGGCCCAGAGCATCGCGACCGCCTGCGCCGCGCTCATGGCTACGGGCGCCACGGGCGCGTCCGGCTGCTCGCTCGAGACAGAGCTTCCCCGGCTCGACGAGCCGGTACTCGGCGACGGCGACGAGGCCGAGCCGGCATCCTGCACCGCCTTCTTCGAGGTCTACCTCTAATGCCTTCACCCACCAGCGCAGCTGCGTTCCGAGTCAACGGATCCACGATCTCCGACACCATGTCGGCCACGGCCAATGTCTCGCGCGCGATGATCGAGACGACCGCGATCGGCGCGACGAACCGCGACCACGAGTACGGGTTCCTCGAAGGGTCGATTGACTGCGAGGTGTTCTTCGACGCCTCGCACGACACGATCTTCAACGCGATGAAGAACGGCACGAACCTCACCGCGGCCGAGGTGCTCTGGCAGTCGGGCATGTCGATCGCCGGCAACGCCAAGGTTTCCAATTTCCAGTTGTCGGTCGCGCCGAACTCGGTCGCGATGGCGACCTTCACGCTCGTCTTCTCCGGCAGCGCCATCACCCTGGACAACACCTGATGCTGATCGACGCGCTCACCGCCCGCCCGATCCATGTCCCGTTCCGCGGCGAGATGGTGCGTCTGCGCCGCCCGACCGTCGGCGACCTCATCGCGATGATCGACGCCGAGTCGCGCGGGCTTCACATGCCCGCCATGTATGTGGCGATGCATGTGATCGACGAGCAGGGCGAGCGCGCCTACACCTACGAGACGACGCTCAACCTCAGCGCTCCGGCGGTGATCGCGCTGAGCAGGGAGATCGAGAAGCTCTACGGAGAAGGCCTGGACTAGGGCTCGCGGCGCGGGAACTCGCCCTCGCCGCGGTCACGACTGCAACGCTTGACACGCCGCTCGCCGCCTGGCTTGCGGTGCACGGACACAAGGGACTCTCGCATGACATCGCGGCGCGGTTCATTTGCCACCATTGTTGAGCTCGACAAGGACGCTGTGCGGCGCATCAACGCCGCGCTGCTGTCGCTGCCGACGAAGGAGGCGAGCCTCGCGATGCGCCGCGGGTTCGGCAAGTGGACCCGGACGGTCAAGAAGGTCGTCGAGGCGAACGCGCCGTTCGGCCGCGCGACGGCGACCGAGAAGATCCGCGGGGAGACCCGTCCGAATGTCCACCTCAAGTTCAGCGCGGCGACCAAGATCAAGGGCTACTCGCGCGGCCTCGTCGTCTGGGCGGCAGTGGGCATCAAAGAAATCAGGGGCTCCTACCTCACCCCGCACTGGTACCTCGGATGGGTCGAGCGGGGCCACGCCATCAAGCGGGGCGCGAGCACCCTTGAGTACGAGGCGCGGATCAAGCGGGGCGCGAAGAAGAAGGAAGCCAGCAAGACGACAGTCGGGCATGTGCGGCCCAACCCGTTCATCCGCCGGTCCGCCCAGGCGTCGATGCAGTTCGCCGGCCCGATGATCGAGGCCGAGGTCCAGAAGGCGATCGCGAGGTTCAACGGTGGCTAAGCTCAACCGCGTCAACATCGCCATCACGGGCGACAGCAAGGGCCTCGTCGCCGCGACCGACTCGGCGACCAAGGAATTGCGCCGCCTTCAGATGCAGGCCAAGCGCACCCAGAACAAGCTGAAGACGATGCGGTCCCAGACGCAGCAGGCCGCCGAAAGCCTCGGCAAGTTCGGCCTTCAGTCCAGGGGCCTTGGGATGGCCTCTGGGGCCCTCGGCCTCGCGTCCATGGGTCCAGCGGGGCTCGCGCTTGGGGCCGCTGGGGCGGCCTCTGCGGGGCTCACAATGGCAATGGGCGCGCTCGCAAGCGCCATCCAGCAGGTGCCCGCCGAGCGGCGCGCCGCGGTCGAGGCGCTCAAGCGGGTCGATCAGGACCAGAGGCGCTCGCTGAGTCAGTTTGGCTTCACGCGCGAGCTGGCGGCGTCGGTCGCCGCGCGCGGCGCAAACCCCGTTTCGGCGGCCGAGGGCGTTGGGTTCCAGACGGGCATGGCGCGCGGCATCGCCGGCACCAACACGACGCAGTCGCGCCTCGCCCAGTTCGCGCTCAACGAGCTTCCCGGCGCGCTCGGCGTCCAGCTCGGCACCCTTGCGGCGGGCGGCGGCTCCGAGCTCGCCAACCAGCGCATGGGCGAGATGCTCACCGAGGGCAAGACCCCGATGCAGCAGCTCACCCAGATCACCGACATGGCCCAGTTCGCGGGCAACGGCGTCATCGGCACGGCCCTCAGCGCCGCCACCTCGATCGGAAACATGCTGAACCTCTGGAGCAAGTGAATGGCGATCACCGTCAAGAACATCTCCGCGGCGTGGCAGGACGGCAGCGGCGCCGCCGGCAAGGCGTTCGTCGTGACCAAGCGCCTCATCTCCGACACGACGATCGACTTCATGTCGCAGACCGATCTCAAGAGCCTGCGGGACGCCGTCGGCGAGCCGCTCGACCCGCTCGGCACCCCGTCGCTCTCGACCGTGCTCGGCATGATGCGCATCCGCTCGATGCAGCTCATGCCCGTCGAGCCGAGCGTCGGGAAGGTCTTCGACGCCGTCATCACCTACGGCACCGAGTACATGTGGGCCGAGATCTCGGGCGGCACCCCGCAGCTCACGCTGCCCGTCGAGGTCTCGTTTGCGGCGACCGAGCGGACGGTCGCGAGCTACAGGAACAGGACCTTCACCACAAACCCGTCGGCCAACCTCAACACGACGGCCGACATCGGCGGCACGGCCGTCGACGAGGAAGGCAGGCCCGTCGAGGGACGGGTCGCCTCGACGACCTTCGGACTGTCGCTCGTGTTCGATGTCTCGCAGACAGGCAAGACGCTCGTGGGGCTCTACGACGACCTCAACTCGGTGCGCGGCAAGTGGAACAGCGCCTCGTTCCTGCACTGGACCGCCAACCAGGTCATCTGCACGGACGCGGATGCCACGCAGATCCGCGACGAGTTCTACCGGGTCACCTACCGATTCAGGTGGGACGAATGGTACGACTGCGAGCAGATGCCGCTCCGCGACAACGACAATGTCATCAAGCTGAACTCAAGCGGCAAGGCGAGCACGGTCTACTGGCGCTCGATCAATCGCGGAACGGCGAACTTCGATTCGATCGTGTTTGACATCGCGCCCGACGCCACGCTCGCAAAGCAGATGGCCCTCGAAGGGTCCTGGCTGACCTACCCATGAAGGCCCGCGAACAACGCCAGGCGGCGGCCGCGCGCCGCAGCGCCGACGAGCTCACGCGCGTCCAGTGGCGCAACCGCGACGAGGCCGTCCCGTACATCCTCGCCAAGATCACGGGCTCGACCGCGATCTCCGGCGCGAACTACCGCTGGACCTACACATGGGAGGCGGCCGAGATCGGGTCGACGGGCGTGTTCGCCGCTCGCACCTCCGAAGCCTGGTACACGGGCAGCGCGCTGAACATCACCGAGGCCGGCAACACGGCGAGCGTCGTGATGCCGGGCTACCTGGTCGCCAACTTCCCCGTTGGCTTCACGGTGAAGCCGATCGCGACCGGCTGCTATGTGATGGTCTTCGCGAGGCGCAGGACCAACGGCGACATCCAGTGGGTATTCTGGTGCGAGAACGCGATCGACGGCACCTGCTGAGGAGCAACCATGGCGGCAAACTACGACATCACCATCGAGCAGGGCGCGACCTTCAGCTTCTCGATCACCGTGACGGGCGTAAACCTGTCGGGCTACGCGGCGGCGATGCAGGGACGCACGACGCATTCGGCCACGACGACGGCGTTTGCGCTGACCTCGACGCCCGCGGCGGGCCTGACGATCACCGCCGGCACGAACAGCGTGATCGCGGTCACGCTGACGGCGACCCAGACGGCCGCCCTGGCGGCGCCGTCGGAGGGCGTCTACGACCTTGAGTACTCGAGCGGCGGCGTCGTCACGCGCATCCTCGAAGGCACCTACCGCGTCACGCCGGAGGTCACCAGATGAGCCAGGTCACCGTCTCGCCCGTAGTCCAGGCGCTCACCGTCAGCGTCACGACGCAGTCGGTCTCGATCTCGGCCTCGTCGCCGTCGGGAGCGGCAAGCGGCGACCTCTCGGGCTCCTATCCGAGCCCCACCGTGCGCGCGATTCAAGAAAATCTGGTGCAGAGCGGCACACCCGACGACGGCTCCGTCTGGTTCTATGTCGAGGACGACGAGCAGTGGAACCATGTGCCGCTCACCGATGTGCTGACCTTCAACAACATCGGGTGGGACGGGACGAGCCTGACGGTTCCGCGCCTGACGCTCCAGAACAGCGAGTACATCCGAAACACGGTGAACGGCCGCATCGACCTCATGCCGGCGCCGCACCCGGCGGGAGACTTCGGCGTCTACTTCGACCTGACGAGCAGCGCGGACTACGCGATCGTCGGAACGATCGACAGCGCGGGCAACCTCAACACCAACGCGGGTTTCCAGTTTGCGAACACGCTCGCGATCGCGGCGAGCAAGTACGCCGACTTTGGCAACACGGGCGGCTTGATCTCGTACTTCGCTGGCAGCGGGAATAACGGCGTGTGGCAGTTCGCGCCGTACATCGGCAGCGGCAACGCTGGAGCGATCTGCCTCGTCTCGCAGAGCGGCCTCGCCGCCGGAAACCGCCGCCCCGCGACCGCGCACACGAACCCGACGCTGTATGTCTACGCTGCGGGCACCGCGAACGCCGACGACTTTGTCCGCGTCAGCCACGACGCCACCGACGCCTTGGTCGAGGCGGGACGCGGCGAGCTTCGGCTCAAGGGCGCGAGCGCCGTGCGCATCGAGTCGTCGACGGGAGCCTTTGACCTTCCCGCGACGGCAGGCACAAGCGGCCAGGTGCTCGGTACGGACGGCTCGAACGCAAGCTGGCAGTCCTACGCGCTCGACCGGGTGGTGACGATCACATCGGATGTGACCAACAGCAACGCCACCGCGAACACGATCGCGAATGTGACGGGGCTTGAGTTCTCGATCCTCAACGGCAAGCTCTACGAGTTCGAGTTCGTGTGCATCTACACCGCGGCGGCGACCACGACGGGTTCCCGCTGGTGCGTCAACGCGAGCGCAGGCGCCGCGACCAACCTCTGCCTGACGAGCGAGTACAGCCTCACGACCACAACCACGACGCGCAACGCGCTCATCCAGGCGTTCGACTCGCCGGCGGCGTCCAACGCCACGAGCGCGACGGCCGGCAACAATGTCGCCAGGATGCGGGGCACCATCAGGGCGACGGCCGACGCGACTTTTCGAGCGCGCTTCGCCTCCGAGGTGGCCAGCTCCGCGATCGTCTGCAAGGCGGGTTCCTTCGTCCGATACCGACAGGTGGACTAACATGACCTTCGAGCAGCTCGCGACCATCCTCAGCCCGTTTGTCGCCGCGTTCTGCGCGAGCGGCTGGATCCACGCACAGCTCGGCCGCATCCGCGAAGACCTCGCCCGGATGGACGAGCGCATCAAGCAACTGG